CTTGCCGCAATGTGTGAGAAGAGAATTGTCTTTCCGGCTCCAGTAGGAAGCACTGCTAACAGCCGTTGTCGAGATTTAAATCCCTCGTGGATTGCAGTGAGTGCTTCCTGCTGGTAGTCGCGGAGCTTCACTTTAGAATGGGATGGTGTCGGTGCCGCTGGTGGCCTCCATTGGCTTCTGCTTAGCGTCCTTGTCGAACAAGTACCCTTGAACCTTGTTTGATTTATTGCCGTTATAAAGTTCAACCTTAATCTTTGCGCGGCCCTTCTCGCCGACAAAATCCATCGGGTCGATGTCCATCTCTACGCCCACCCCTGGGTGACGTTGGATCGAGTGCAGAAAAGTATCCAGCTTCCATTCGCTCTTGCCGTCAAACACGAGGTAGTCGAACACGCCTTTCTCGTTTGGATGCGTGCCAACCATGAGCTTTAGCTCGATCATCGGGTTGCCTGACTTGCTCTTCTTCTCGACCGCATCGTTCACGATAAAATCGTAATCGCCCGGCTCAAGGATCTTGTATTCTGGCTCTTTGGGTGCGCCTGCTGTGTATTTTAAGCTCATGACTTGGATGGTTTGGTTTTTGGTTTTGGTTGGCTGGCCACAAATTGTGAACTCGGCCCAGATTTGATTTCGTCCGTTGGAAAGGGAACGCCGTTGAGCGCGGTTTCCCATAGCCCTTTGAACTTCTCAGCGGAAAGGCTGCCGTATGCCGCGAGGATGTTGGCAATCCCAAGTTGTTCCGCGTGGATGGCGACGGTCTCCGGCTCGACGTATTCGCGCCCTCGACGATTCCGCAGCACGAAGCCAGGCACATCCTCACCCGTGTTGAGCTTGTCGCGTGCCAGTCCGCGTGCGTAATCCTCAAGCCCGTCTTTGCTTGTGATGAGCGAGCACAGATTAATAAACTGCGCCAGCTTCACCGGGTCGTTAAGCTCATCATGCCAGTCGATGCTTGCCGGATCTTTGCCCGCCCAGAACGCGACCGTTTCTAGTCGTTCCGCGCACGTGTAGCGTTTGGCGCACCAGTTGCAGTAATCGCATGGCGTCGCAACCGCCACCGGGTCGTGCACTGTCGCCATCAGGTTGCGGATGATGTCCTCCGCTTGTTCGCGTGTAAACACAAGGTCCACCATCTTGCGCAGATCCGAGTACAACAAGACCACCGTCCAGTAGTTCACGTTATAGCGCGCCATGAAGCCAAGAGCGTACAGTGCCTGTTGTTCTAAGTAGTTTCGCTCCTGTCCCGTCTTTAGGTCGATAGATGTCCGAGCGTGCGGCAATGCGCAATCAGCCGTACCTTGCATTCCCATGGCCTGTACGCGCAAGTCGTCCTCCTTCCACAGGATGCTTTCGGTGGTGAAGATCTCCGGCCCGACATCCTCTGCTTGTTTGTTGGCTAGGATGCGGGTCATATCGACCGCCCACGAGATGCCTCGGTGTTCTTCGTCGTTTGGATCAAGCGAAGCCACTCCGCCCAGCACCTCACGATAGAGCTTGTCGAGCGTATTGCCTCGCTCCGCAGCCGGCCCCGCGCCAGCCATACCTTCAAAGCGGACACACTCGGCCAGCTTTGGCAAACTTGATGGCCTGATCATGACGCCACCTCCAGCCCGACAGCCTGTTTAAATGCGTCCACGTTACTCATGACCCGCGCTTGGTATGCTTCTGAAACCTCATCAAGCCCTTGCCCTTCTTTCAGTTCTTTCCGAACGATCAGAAAAGCGATGACCTTTTCGGCGTGCGGCGTGAACGTCTCCACGAACGAGAGACGCGGCGCCGCCGGTTGTGTTGTTTCTGCTGGTTCAGCGGGAACGGCTGATTTCAGGATCTTGCGGATGGTGGCGATGTCCCACGGCTCCACGTCTTGCAGCCCGTGTCTGTTCTTGGCGTCGGCGGTGGCTGAGTGTGCACATCGCAGCGTGCGTTCCCGAGCAGCCACGCCTTTCGCCCGTCCATCGGATTCGCGGATTGCCAGCTTGAATGATCCAAACAGAATGGCATCGGCCCACTCTTTAACGACTGGAGCGATCTGCTTTGCCAGCTTGAGTTGGTAGCGATCGAACGGCGGATGATCTGGCAGCTCCTGCCTTTTGACTTCGCTGTGCGCCAAGAGTATCACGTTGGACTTCACGGCCAGCTTGTCGAGCAGCGTCAAGAACTTCACCATTTCTTCGGCTGCGACGATGTAGCCCTTGCCGTAGCCAAAGTCCTCCACGCTGGCCTTGTTGTTGGCCTTACAGACGTGCTCCAACATCTTTTCCTCCAGCCAGTCGATGGTGTCGATGATGACAGTCGAGAAGTCGCTGCCCTGCGCCAGCTCTTTCACGATGTCGCAGGTTTGCGCGTAGCTGGTCGGCTCCACTCTAGCGCAGTCCAGATGGTGGCTGCCCTGCTCTAGGTCGATGATAAGCGGATCGGGACAGGCTGCGGCCAGTGTGGTCTTGCCGATGCCTTCTGGTGCGTAGATGACGATTTTCTGTGGGCGCGCGATCTTGCCGCGCGTGATGTCGAGTTTCATGGTGTTTGGTGTTGTGTTGTCGTTTCCGGGAGGGAAAGTCTATTGCTTAAGCTGAGCCTGAACGTCTTGCAACTTCTGCAAGTAAATTGCAGCATCCAGCATCTCTTCTTTGGCGTGCTGAAGCCAATCGCTCACGCTCAGGTCGTCCCGCCTCATGGTCGTGCCGTACTTCAAAGCGCCGGCGGCCTGTCGCGCCCGGATTTGCTCGATAATTTTGTCCTCCACGCTTTGGCCGCGCCAGTAGCGCACGAGTCGCAATGAATCGTGCTGTTCCGGTTCCGCATGCGGGAACTGGTCCTGCCACTCCGGCATAAACACGTCCGAGTCGTGTCGCATGTCAAAACTCTGCGGGATGTGCGTGACGACGATAGAGTCGCAGAGCGGCAAGAATTGCTTGTAGATCTCGGCGCCTCCCATCACCCAGACGTTGCCTCCCCTGCGCGCACAGGCAGTCTGCGCGCCCTCTGTGCCCGTGACAAAGGTCACGTCTTTGCTGTTTGGTCTTACGTCTCTGCTCAGCACCACGTGGTGGCGGAACTGCAAAATGCGAGGCAGTGAATCGAACGTTTTGCGGCCCATCAGAACGGTCGAGTATCTGGTGCGGCTGGCAAAGTGCTGCATGTCCGCTGGACTGCTCCAGGGAAGTTTGCCGTGCCTGCCGATGCGGCCTTGTATGTCGATGGCGACGATTGCGTTGTAGGTGGTGGTGGTGGTCATGTGTTAAAAAAGTGTGAGTTGGCTTTTAGCATTTTGCAGATTCTGCACTGCTTGATTGAAGTATGATTCCTTTAGCTCGCTGCCGACAAAACGGCGGTTTAGCGTCAGTGCTCCAACTCCTTCGCTTCCAATCCCAGTAAATGGCGAGTACACTAGATCTCCCTCGTTGCTCCACAACTCCACCGCACGATCGATGACATCAAGTTGCAGTGGACAAATGTGGCGCTCGTCAGCTTGATCGCGTGCGCCGTCTTTATTAAGCACCCGTCCTTGATCCACCGTCATCCAGACTGGAGATGCGACCTCCTGCCACCAATCGACTGGGTACTTGTTTGGATCTTTTGTGACTGGATTCGGGTTTTCTCCGGGCTTCTTAAAAATTAGCAGATAATCAGCGCAGCCTACACGCGAATCACAACTGTCGGCCTTAAGCGTCTTGTACAGTAACCCGTGCGCTTTTGTCCTCTGCATCTCGGTGACTGGCGACTTCCAGATTGTGATGCGCGGTGAATGCTGAATAAATCCATGACGCCAGAACATGCGGATAATCTCGCCGGGGAAGTCCTTGCCTCCGCCGTGTCCGTCTTTCCACTTGGTGGCCAGCAGCTCCACGCAATGGACTGCGACAATGCGCCCCGGCTTCATGATCCTCATCATTTCAGCAATCAGGATTTCAAAGTGCCCACGAAACTCATCAAGGTCGATGCAGTTTCCCATGTCCTGCGGATCATTTGAATAGGTAAACAGATCAGCAAATGGTGGCGAGAACACTGATAGGTCGATAGACTCATCTTGAATCTGCCGTGCGACGCGCACGCAGTCGCCATGGTGCATTTGCCAACCGTCTCCGACCACTGTGTTAATATCTGTTTTCATTGGTGTTGTTTTCATTGTTGAGTTTTTGAACGCGATGGATGCCATTTTCATTCGCTCCTGCATCTGCGAATGTTGCTCCATCTTTCTTTTGACGGTGGCTAAGATGGCCCCCTCTGTACGGGCCTGCACGATGTAGGCGTTTACTTCGCGCGTCTGGCCGAAGCGGTAGGATCTGCGCAAGGCTTGATAAAAGTCTTCAAACGAATACGAGAGACCGACGAACGCCACGTTTCGGCAGTGCTGCCAGTTCATGCCAAACCCGCAGATGGAAGGCTTGCTGACCAAGACTCTTGTGTTGCCATTGGTAAATGCGGCCAGCTTGTTTTCCTTGTGCTCTGGCTTGTCGCTGCCTCTCACTTCGGTGGCGTCAGGAATGCGCGCCATGAGTGCGTCGGCTTCCACGTTGGTGTTGCACCACACGATCCATAGATCATCCGAGTTGTTGACTAGATCAGCTACCGCATCAGCTCGTGCATTCGCTGTTTCACGCAGCTCCTTGTGCATAGTTGTGGCCGAAAGCGTCGCGTGCTTAAAAAGCTCTTCGCTTCCTTCGCCTGCGGATTCATCCACATCAACCGTAATCGTTTTGAGATTAAGAGATGGCAAAATATAACCATCATCAGAAAATCCAATGTCAGATGGACAACCAACGCATGATGCCCAGCTTGCGACCCACTCCCAGAACTCCGCTTCTGCGTGCTTCTTTAGTCGCCAGTCGCCAGTATTAAACGTGTCATTAATGAAGAAGGTGGCCAGCATTTGGCCAGGCGTGCAGATCCCAAGGAAGTCGGCGTGCTGGCCAAATTCTGCGTAGTCGTTAGGTGAAGGCGTCGCTGTGCAGCAGAGTCTGTACGGTGTGGATTTGAATCGCTCGGTTAGCTTAATGCGTGTCTTGCCTGTCAAGTTCTTTAGGATACTCGATTCGTCCAGCACTACGCCAGTAAACTCAATACCATCGAACAGATCGAGCTTTTCGTAGTTGGTGATGTTGATGCCTAATGCAACATCCTCGGCATGGCGAACGATGCGCGCAGCAATGCCAAAGCGTTGAGCCTCCGCT